TAGCTCTGGAGGGGATCGAACCCTCACGATCTAGGATCAACGGATTTTAAATCCGCAGCGTCTACCAATTCCGCCACAGAGCCTAAACTTACTTGACTGATACCACAATATATTCGTGATTGTCTTTATAACTGTGAGCGTAGTTAATGCAATCCTTGAAGTCTCCTTGATAATCAATAAACGAAGCATCGACAACTAGGAAATCACCGTCTGGAAGAGGGTATTTTTCTGCACCCTTGGCCAAGTGAGTGGAGGAGATTCTCCAACCATTCGCATCCCTCTTAACCAAACTTTTAAAACGCTTCATTTCGGAAGGATGATCGTCCTCATTAAAATGACTAAGCATTTTCTCCAGTTGAAACTTAGTTAGAGCCACGCAAGCCTCAATTTTTTCTGGATAAATGATCTCCTCTTGAATGACCGTTTTAACTTCAGGAGTCTTAAAGTAATCCCAAGTCACAAGCACACAAAACGTTAGTGATGCAGCTAAGAATAATCGTGTTTTTGATACAGCTATGGATAATTTCGTTTTCATTTTTTTCTTTTAGTAATCAGCAAGATTCGCCGTCTTCATCTTTAATAGTGACTGTTCTCGCAATTGCCCCTTCAGTGTAGCCCATGCCAACAAGCATCGGGAAAATAGCTTGTGTCATGAATTCGGGTAGAGTCATATCATCCATAGGATGCTCAATCGAAACACTGGAGTTTAATAAAGTGGGATCACCTTTTTGAAGATATTCCTCAATTTGCTTTTTGTTTGTCGGAGTATATGTTACTTTCATTTGTTCTTTCTTTGATTTCAGGACTCTAAGATAGAAGCTCGTCCTTGTCAAGCTCCTTTGATAAAAAACATGGAGTAGAGTCACCCATCCACGCTCCCATTTGATTATAATAAAAAAACTCTTCTGCCTCGGATCTGTTCATGTCTTGGGATTCCAGTTTACAAATAACTTTTTCTTTATCATAGCAGAGGATCGGCCATTCACCAGCCCTCTCCACCACTCCAATGATGCAGTCATCATAGCCGTCCATTTTTATTAATTTTTTATTCATTGGTTGTTGATTTATCCTTAAAAATTCCTTTGTGAATGTTGCCAATGACTTCGCTATACTTCCATTGTGATGTTAAAATTGTTTTTGTTCCCCAGCCAGCAAAATCGAAATCAATACCGTTGAGCCACTCAATTTCTTCTATTTCACCTCTTCTGCCTGTATCATAAATCATTTGAATAATATCACCCTCATAAATCTCCTTACCGTTTTTATCTTTAAGACCAGTGTATTGTTCAAGAATATAATCTTCTCTGCTCTCAAGATTATGAAAACATTCACTAACATCACCAAGTTCTCCGCTATCAAGATACAAACAAAGGTCTTCCATGTATCTTTTAGCGTTATTGTGCCACGCTCTAAATTTAATTTCTCTATTCATCATATTATTGGTGGTGCGGCGATGAGGGATGGAATCCCCATGCATAATAGCTCCCATCTGGTCAACGCTCTCTGCAAGCTTTTTAAAATCTTTGTCATTCATCATATTATTGGTGGTGCAGTGAGATTCGAACTCACACATTGGCACTCTTTGTATCGAGCCGTCTCTACATTGGACTATGCACCCTCTTCTATTTATTAAAACAATTAATAGTAATATTACTCATTATTGAAATCATGATCAATGCTCTCAATGAGAGCGTCCCTCATGAAATCCGCAATAATAATGGCCTCGTAAGCCAGTGCATAATCGCCGCCCTCGCTGTAAACTTCAGCGTCTCTCTCTTTGGACTTAGCCCATTCTTTGAGGTATTTAATTAATTTCTTTTTCTTTATCTTCATTGATTAAAACAATTAATGAGTAATATTAGCATCGCGATCAATGCGACAAACAACCACATAGCTTCAGTATTCATTATTCACCTCCTTCATTTGGGAATACTTCTTTTTCTGATCCATCTTGGAGCATAGCTAGCACCTTACCTTTGCACTGAATAGCATTTTGTTTTGCCATCTCTAAGCAATTGATGGAGGGATTCACTTTCTCAAGGTCAGTTGAATACCCGCCCATCCAATCGCCCTTACGACTGTAAACATTGTATGTTTTGACTTCGGACATTATGCTTCTAGCTTGATGTCAATCTTTGATGCTTCCTCTGTAGGAGATTCGCTGCTGGTAACTACTGCGGTAGGAGCAGAGTCAATAACAACATTTAATTTCTCCAGCCAAACCCTTGATACGGGGATTGTCTGCTTTCGACCGAACAAGTCATTCAGTTGCTCTAGGTTGATGTTCACAAATGATGTGCCGCCTTTGGGTCTTCCACGTTTTGCCATAATATTAGTTGGTTTGTTTTTTAGTTGAAAAGATTAATCGTAAAGTTCTTCTGATCTGTCTAAGACCTTGATCGATGTCGTTATAATAGTAGGTTTCGGTTCTGGGTCAAGTTTTATTTCATTAAATTGTTTGAGCAAGTGCCATACCCTGTCTGGTAAGTTTTCTCTTGACATCTATCTCTAGCAAGTTCTTCCTCACCAGAATCTGCTCATAGTCTCTCTGGATAGCTTGCTTCTGATAGCCAGTGACAGAGGAGAGGCCATTGAGCGTCATCGCCCCCCTGTCCTTTAGAGTCTTCACAATCTGAAGCTCAGAGTTAGAGAGGCCCATCGGATTGACTCCCATAGCAATGCAGAACTCAGACCAGACAGTCTTTGTGAATACTTTCAGTTTGGTAGCGGAGGCATACGTCTGAGCGTCCTGAGCTTTAACTACAGCGTCCCTTGGGTTTCCTCTCAATACAGAAACGATCTCCTGCTTCGTTGCAGGATCAATCTGAACCTTTTTTTCTAGATTAGATTCAAAGATTTTGTAAAGCTCTTCCCCAGAGTAATCTTCAAAAGAAATATCTCTGAGTCGATCTCTAAGTGGCTCACAAAGCTTTTCTTGATTTGTTGTCGCCATGCAAAGTGAAAGCTTCGAAAAATCAAATGTGAAAGTTCCCTCTTCTGTAGTAACAGTCCTAACTGGATTTTTATCCACATTCAGTGCTGTCAAGAAAATTTCCTGCAAGTCCTTGGGGATGTTGTGTCCCTCATCAATAAAAAGAAAAGCACTATGCTCAACCCACAATGGGTAAACCTGCTCAAAGAACGCACGAGCGTTTCTGATTGTCTTGCCGTTAATCTCAAGCATTGGAGGACGAGTGCCATCTGGACGCTCAAGAGCCTCGCGAAACTTACGAGCAAAGAAGGTTTTACCTCCACCCTTCTGGGTAGTGAGGTTGATAAACGGCAAACGGTTTGTTGCCTTATAAGAGTCAATGAACACACTCAAAGTGCGCTTGACTGACTCTTGCCCAATTGCTTCTTTGAATACCTTGTTGATTTCCATGCCCAGAGAATATCAGAATTCTCAGGCGGGTCAACACCTTTTTGATTAAAAAATCACTTTTTTCTTAACTCGTTGTGTTTCAACACCCAAGGAATTACTAAATTTTCTACACATCGAACATACGCTTCCTCATCATTATTCTCCATAAAGGCTATACCTGTCATCTCAAAAATCATGTGCGTTACTTCATGAACTAACGTCCACCAGTGCTGTTCTGGATCTTTGAGGCATTTTTTATTCAATTTAATTACCTTGTCATCCATCAAACATTCTCCCCAATCTTCCATTTCCTCGTAAATAATTTTTATTTTTTTATTTAAAACCTCGACGGAAGAAAGCTTTTTCATCTTAAATAATTACACTTTGATCTTGACTATAGGGGCTAAACATTGAGAATATTTTCAATGACCTCAGAAAAGAAATTAGAACTATTAGATAACGCTAAGGTGAAAATGACCGAATTAAAAGAAGCTCAAGCTAATCTCTACGCAGAAATCAGAGAAAAATTAGGATTAACCGAGAGGTATGATCGCAGTCTCTGGGACTATCTTGTAGTTGGATTGCAATTTCCTAGGCGTGAGCTTGAAGTAGCCTTGCACACAAACGAGGGAAAAGATGCTTGACTTTAATTTTTAAGTGTTTAAATTGGCCCAGACATGAATATATTCTGTTTAGACAAAGACCCCGAAATTGCTGCTCGCCAGCATTGCGACAAACATTGTGTCAAGATGATTCTTGAATGTAATCAACTTCTCTGCACTACATTCTGGATGCAGGATCTTGAAGCTCCATATAAGAAGACCCACTACAATCATCCCTCTGCAATCTGGGCCAGAGAGTCCCGTGGTAACTTTGAGTGGCTTGTCCAGCATACAGCAGCTTTACTTAACGAATATACTAAAAGGTATGGTAAGCGTCACAAAAGCACAGATACTTTTATTTGGATTCTGGAGAACAAGCATCGCTTAAAGTTTGACAAACAAGAGCAAACAGAATTTGCTGTGGCTATTGCTCAAGACCAGAGATGCAGACAGCTACCAAACTTCGAAACTCTTTCTGTTGTGGAAAAGTATCGCGAGTATTATAATCACGATAAATCCTATATGGCAAAATGGCAATACAGCGAAAAGCCAAAGTGGTATACCGCAAAATAAAAAAAATAATATTCGGGACTACATTTCTTTGCTTACTTATTGGATATGCTATTGGAATTTGGGTTTCAGTCCTATTAATATATATAAAAGAATACTTTAATTTATGAAAGAGAAATTTCAAAACTTCATTTTGATTATTGCCTCGATTCTAATTGGCATACCTCTTGGAATTGTGGTTGGCTTGATTTGCTGGTTTAGATTCCCATTCCAAATATATTGGCAAGCAAGAGCGAACTTAGCTAAAAACAGAATAAGGCAAGCTGAAGAAATGATTCAAAAATATGAAAACGAAAATTCTTCTGATGCCATGTGGGACAGACATATAGAAAGAATGAAATCTCAAGAAAATAATTATGACAACTAAAGAACTACTGAAACTCCATGAAGAAACCTGCAATACCTGTAGGGAAATCATGAAGAAAAAAAACAGCGATTATACTGGTGGATCAACCTCTACTGATCCATTTGCCAACTTTAACGCATCATCAATTCTTAATATCGATCCAGTGCAAGGATTGCTACTGAGAGTAATTGATAAGATCCAAAGGATTCGTTCATTCACCAATGATAATGAACTGAAAGTCCCAAATGAAACAGTTGAAGACGCTTGTGATGATATTGTCAACTATGCAATCTTGGCAAAGGCAATGCTTCAAGAAAAAAGGAAGAAAGCTCTTAATCAAAAAAATCAAGGATCTCTCTGGAAGGAGTTGGAAGATAACATCTCTAAAGAGAACTAAAAACGATTAAAAATTCAACCCCTCAAAAACCTACTCCTACGGGAGTGGGTTTTTTTGTGTAATATATGATATGCCTTCTGCAACGAGAGTTCACTCCCATGAGAGCCAAGTCTATATTGATAGCACTTTAATTAGGGGCGTTCAATCTTTCAGCTACGAGAACCCCAAAAATGTTCAAGAGTTAAGAAAACTTGGGTCTTACAAACAAGAAGATTATATTTTAACAGCAGATCAGCCTATTGATGCATCTATAGATTTTATCGTCAATGATCATGTTTTAGGCAGAGCTGGTAACTACTTGAAGTTTTTAAGTTCAGATGAGTCCACATTAAAGTTGAAGGACGTTACTGCTGAAACCACTTTCAGTAAAGCTAACTTAACTAATTTCTCTTTTGATTGCGGTGTTGGAGAACTTGTTCGTGGGAACTATGGATTCCAGTGTGATTCTTTGTCTGTAAGCTCTAGCGACCGTGAGGGTTCAGGTGAACTACAAGATTCTGATTTAGATTCAAGTAAATTTAACATCTTTCGCCCTCAAGATATAACTCTAACTACAACTTTGGCAGAAGGGAAAAACTCTACAGACTTCCCTATTCAATCTGTTTCACTATCTGTAGGAATAGAAAGAAGAGCCACTATCAGAGTTGGAGAACGAGGAGCGAAAAGAAGATACCCCGTATTGCCAGCACAAGGATCTTTACAAATATCTATAATCAAAAATAATGTCGAGAGAACTTTAGATTTGTCAAGCCTCGTAGCTGAAAAAGGAAACTTTACATTTTTAATAACTGAAACATTATTGGGGTCAGCTTCTGCAAATCCAAATTTAAATTTAGTGGTTCACAATTGTTTTTTACAATCTGTAAGCCACTCTCATGATTTGGATGATAATGCTACATTAAATTTTTCTTATTCATTTCCGATTTCGAATGATGCCGTCGAATATTATTTTTCGTAAAAAAAATTAGCAGCCCCTTATTTGGCAAAATCCCGCTTAAACTTGGGACTTTTTGGTGTATATACAAATATGCCATTGCCAACGCCAAATAATGGAGAAAAAAGGTCTAAATTTGTTAGTCGCTGCATTGTAGACCTTGCAGATAAAAAAGAATTCCAAGATGACAAGCAAAGAGCTGCTGTTTGCTATTCTCAATTTGAAAAAGCCGAAAGTAAAGCATCTGTGGTAATTGGCGATCCAATAAATAAAGAAGATTCCATCTTATTCTTTTCTAAAGCATCTCCTGATGTAAAAAAACATTACTTCAAAACAAAAGAAGAAGCAATGAAGGACGCTGAGAAGATGGGGCTAAAGGGAATTCACACTCACAAAACAGAAGACGGGGAAACCTTATACATGGCAGGGCCAGATCATGAAACCTTCATGAAGCGTCACGACGAGATACTAAAAGAAAAAGAAAAGTCTGACAGTAGCCTGTGGGAGAATATCCGAAAGAAAAAAGAGCGAATCAAGCGTGGTTCTGGCGAAAAGATGAGAAAGAAAGGCGACAAAGGTGCGCCTACCAGCGATCAAATCGAAAGAGCTAAAGGTAAAGAGAATGACTAGAAAGCCTGTCTTTTCAAAGTTTTAAAGATGTCATACAAGCAATGATCCCGCTTGGTAGCCTCCCTTACTTTATTCTTAATCTCAAATGCGTGTGAAGTGTGAGCTATATCACGCTTAATCACCCAACCGTCCTCAATAAAGTAGTCTGAGTCCCAATCAAATACCTCTGAAATGTAATCAAGAGCAATTAAGTGTCTTTGACCTTGAGAAATCTCAATTTCTACTTCCTGCTTACCCGTTATCTTCATGAATTGATATTACACTATTTGTATCGAGATTGTCAAGGGAATTGCATCTATATTTGATTTCTTCACAATCAATCTTCAATAAACGTAGAATACATCAAAGGAGTATGGTCAGCACCATGAAATCCAAATGTGTCATAAGTTGAAAGGTCATCCGTTACAATGTGCCTTTGTTCTGGGCATCCATTCCACTCAACTGAGAATTTAGCTGCCAAATCAACTGGAGCAAATTTAACTTTATAAAAAGACTCTAGCACCTTTTTTAACTTCCAACAAATAAATGAATCTTCATTCCCAAAGGGGCCATCACGAGAATCTGTTATCATCTTCGTAGCTCCCAATAATTTCTTGCTTCTAAGAGAAAAACCCCCATTCCCGACTCTATATTTACGATTATCTATTGGGTCATACCAAGGAGAACCAATGTAATCATAATCAAGAAATTCATCTTTCCAAAATGAAGAATCAATGATAAACCCATCGTTTTCGACTGTTAAAACAAAATCGGTATTTATGTGATCGTCTAAACGATTAAGTTTAAAAAAATTATAGGATTCATAACTGGAGTCTAAGTCATCTTCTGAAACGAATCTAACTCCAAGCGCTTCAAATTTAGAAGTGTCTAGATTAGGAATTTTTGAGCAAATGACTATGTCATCAAATTCGAAAATAGAAGTACAATGCTTAACGACCTTTAAGTTTATCTTTACCTCTTCTTCTGATGAAATATAAGTAAAAAGAGATATAGTTTTATCAGATTTCAAAATTAATCTTCAGTAAAAGTTATATCACGCACTTCAAGGTCTTCTGGATTTTTCGCAGCGCGAGCTTCTGCTTTTTTAAGTTCATTTTCTGTAAAGAGAAAGTGTCTATCGTCATCAGAACTAATCTGAATATAGACAAGCGCACCATTACCTCTCTTATCATTATTGACAACAGCCTTGATATATGCGTATTTCATGATGGTATTGCCCTTAATTTATTCGTATTCAAAAAATGATTCTTCAATGCCACCCATAATATTATCTTCCTCTACTGGGCAATCGCTCAGAATGTTAGATAATATTTCGTCTTCCTCTTCTGTAGGTTGTTCAGAGCCATCAAGGATTTGCTTAAATCTCTCTGTAGAACCAAAGTTATCAATGATATCTCCGTCCTCCAACTCGTAAGTGCGAACTTGCTGAAGAGAGCGAAGTTCAATTTTTTTAATTTCCATAATATTTTCTTTTAGTTTTTTTTGGCGAAAACAATATCGTAGATTTCTTTTGTGCTACCGACAATAGGGTCTCCATTATAGTGATACGCCTCAAGAATTTTAAATTTAGATCCATTTTTCCAGACCACAGATATCCTTTTTTGTCCATTGTCATACCATGAATCGAATGGCCCATGAAGATCGCCGTTTTTAATTCCAATTTTTTCTAGAAGGTTGCCATCTTCGTCATAACGAATACATACTCCCGAAAATAAGTTATCTTCACTTATCTTTTCAGATTTATAGAATGTATTTGTGGTATGGTCTATATGTAGGGTTTCGATGAATACAGTCGGGCCATCTGGATAATCTGGGTTACCAGAAATATGAGGCTCTACTTCATAATATTTAAACAATAAGTAAAAGATGATAACTACTGATAATACTAATATTTTTTTCATGTTGTTTTACGCCAACTATTTAAGGTGTGTTGAAACGGATTCTCTTCGATATTCTCAACTAAGTCAAGCATTTTTTGAGCGATTTCTCTTATTTCTTTCTGAGCGTGTTCACTATTCCTAAGTTTTAGGAAGTTGGCAAAGCTTCTCATGTTGAATTGAACGTCTGCTTGGATGCGACTATTGTAAGTCTTAAAGAACCGTGCGGATTCTTTTGCTCGTTTGCGCCCTAACTCTGGCTCAAGATCAGCAATACATTTATGGTAAAGCCTATTTCCATCTTCGGCATACTCTTCTAAGATCCTCTGCCAAAATGCTGGCCAATCTTCAGGAATAAACATTTTATTTTCTTTAAGTTCTTTGTAGCGAGCCGACTCAGCATTAAGAGAACTGATCCTATGTTTGAGTAAATGAATGTGAGAAGCGATATCACAGTCAACAAGAAAGTGAACGCTACCCTTCTCAAAGGGTGTTTCGTGTCCATTGCTCCAAAGCATGTCGATGAGCTTCGGAATTCTCTGTCTTTTGTTTTCATCTAACTCTCTGCTTGTTGAAGTCCATGCGCTACAAGCGATGACCTCATCAGACCCATAATATCCAAGTAATTCTACTGTATTTGTCATATTTTATCAATATTTAAATGGATTTGCCGTGATAAATGTATCTGGCATTATCTTCCTAACATAGATATACCCTGAATTACGATAAGAGTCAAGCATATAATTTGTTAATGTTTTAAAAACCATTGGGTTCCTATCTTGCTGACCTCTCTCGTCTCTTCTAACACTCCAATCGGAATAAGTGGTTGCTTGGCCCATTTCAAAATCCATTCCTAACTGCTTGGCTATTCCCCAAAAATAAAACTCATCAGCAAAGATAACTTTTTCTTTCTCAAAGAACTGAGACCAGTGATCGAAAGTCTCAATAAATACTTCCACATCTTTTCTTCGGCAAACAAAAAACTGGCAAACAGCGTTATACTCACCAAAATCGTAACCTTTGACCCCCTCCTTGAAAATCTTTTGACTCTTAACTTTTGTGTGAAAACTAAAATGTTTGGCAAAAGTCATTTTTTTATACTTTTTTTTGATCAGGTCTACTGTGGTATTTAAATCATGCAGTGGGAAATGAGAATCGCTAATCAAGGTAAAGTATTCGTTCTCCTTATCCTCTAGAGCCGCTTTCATTAACTCTATTGTAGCTTCCACTAATGAAAAGTGACCCCAAGCTGTTGGAACGGTATTTTTTATGCAGTGATTAGAGAATGGGTGCTTAGTTTGGTGCTTTGAGTGCAAATAAAGATTAAAGCAGTCTTTATCCCCTCGGTTAAAAAAATTCTCCCAAATACGGTTATGATAAAAGGAATTGATTGTTAAGTTCAAAAAAGCTACTTTTTCCATTAATTTGTGTTTATAGTGTATTATAATAGTATAACCCAATTATACTATGGACAATTTTGAAAATCCTTTAGAAAGTCAGGCCAGCGTTAATGATGCTGGAGAAATGGAGGTCACCATCGCCAAGAAATATTCTCAAGCAGAAGCTGGAGTTTACAAGTCATATATGAGCATGTGCGCTATGGACGATGAAATGTTTACCAATACCGCTGGGATGGGCGACAAGGAGACTTACGGTGCTTGTGCCATGCAATATGGTAAAATGCGAGCCATGATGATGGACGATAGCAAGGGAGAACTTACTGAAAAGCAAAAGAAACTTCCACCCGCCCTCCAAAAAAAGATCATCGAGAAGATGAAAAAAGAGGGTAAGTATAAAGAAGACGAGAAAGAAGAAAAAGAATAATTGATTTTTATATATTTTTCTATAAAATCTTTTAGTGAAAACGATTGTTAAAAAGAAATTAGAAATCGAAACTAAAAGACACGATTTCGATAACGAATTTGCTTACATCGAAACGTGGCATAACACCCAGCTAAAAGATTGTTTTTTCGCAGAGAAGCAATTCCTCTGGCCTGATGGTAGCCTGAAGGCTGGAGGAAAAAAATATTTCTTAGGTAGGGTTCCTGATTCTCCAGAGAAGGAGATTAAATGTATTAATTACCATAATTTTGAATATTTTGACCATCTATACTTTTTTGGTGAAAATGGAGAGGTTGTGAATATATTGCACAAATAATATGGCTGAGACAGACCCAAATAAAACTTTCCATGTAAAGGGGGTTAGAGAAAACGAAGCTGCAATTCTTTTCTATGCAATTCCCTTTTTTCCAGAAATTACTCTTAAAGATGACACTGTAAATGTTACATTCAATCAGGGTTATATCTTCGATCATGCGAATATGAAAACGGATGATTTCGACGGTAAGACTAGCGATAATGTATCCATTCCCCGCATTGAAGTTACAAATCTAGAGCACACTCATACTCAGTCAGAAACTGCCAAATATTCGTTAGAAATAGAAAGAAATCGAAAAAGTGGGAAAGTAATTAAAGCACAAATTGTTAACAGCAATGCGAAATCCCAAGGGAATAATACTTTTAGGAATTTTATTGTAGAAAATGAAGTAGATACCTTGGCCACTGAAACTTTACCCACATCAGCAGGAAGTAATGGAAATAACAGTTACGTCTACATGGATTTAGCTGATTTTGAGGGCTTCGAACTTAAAGAACTTTATTTAAGAGAAAATGTTCACGTTTACTATAGAGGTTTTGAGCAACTAGGGAAGTCATACACTGCTGACAATGACTTGCTAAACGCTTCTGACGAAGTTTTTGCAATAATTAATGCAACAGGAGTTGATACAGATATCACTCAAAATGTTTCAACTGGAGCAAATGGAATGATCGGAATAAAAGCTATAGCTAGACGGGCAGATAAGGGGAGTAATACAATAGCCGAACAAAATATTATTGAAATTGAAAAAGATGAAGATTATATTGTATTATTTGTCCCACAGTTCGACGATACAAGTATAAATGAGCGCCTCGATGCGTTGGAGGCGGCTGGAGGTGGTGATTAAAAATAAAGCTCATCAAAGAACCTATTCCCATTGTAAGCCTTGTCATCAATCCAAAAGTCATATGCTGGTTTATCTGTTCTTAACTCAGTATATTTGACTCCCCACTCTTCAAGTTGCTTCTTTGTAAACTCTGACCAGTCTTTTCCTGAGTTAGCTCCTCTAGCAGTCCAGTAGATAATTGTATTGCCACTATCAAATAAGCCATTAAAGTAGTCAATGCGCGTTTTCATAGGGCGAGCTAATTCATATCTGCCCCGACTATCTGTGCAAATAGTCCCATCAATGTCTACGATAAAAGTTCTCATAGTTCTTTAATTTTTGTTATAATTTTCGTGGCGCTTATATCCTCAGAGAATGGGACAAAAGATACCTTTGTTTGGCCACACGATGCCTTCTCAGAGGGATGCAGAGTCGCGATACTATAATCTCCACCCTTATACCAACGAGAGGGCTTGAAGTGTCTCAGGTAGCCAGAAACTGTTGGGTCATTAAACACAAAAACATGGTCAACGCACTCATGACAAGCTACAAGAAAAGCTCTCTGCTCTTGACTAATAATAGGTCTTTCTGAACCCTTATTTTGCTTAACGCTTTTGTCCCCGTTCACGCCAACAACTAATTCGTAATCATCGGGTAAATCTTCCTTAATTGATTTCAGAAGATGTGCATGACCTGCGTGGAATAAGTCAAAGCAACCATTAGTAAAAGCCATCTTTTTCGTTCCCGTCGAAAAATGGTGCATAATCTTAGTTGTATTAACTATTTTAGGGTGATTCATATCGTTGCTGTTCCTGCTTTACTGACGACGATGCTACAACAAGTCTGAGCATATTCAATAGCTAAATCTATATTTTGATTAAACAAATAGTTAGTCGCAAAAGCTGCAAGGAAAGTGTCTCCAGCACCACTCACATCTCTTACTTGAGCCACAGATTTTAAAGGGTATTTTTTTCCTTTGAACTTACACCCTGCACCTCCTAAAGTAACAATAAGGTTTTTCATCTCCATGCCCTTAAATCCATTCTCCTCATATTCCTTTTCGTTGATTTTAATGAGATCAAATGAATCGGCCCACTTTGAATTATATTTCTTTTTAGTATCTAGAAAAGACAATTGAGCATTATCTGCAATATATTTTAAATCTCTGTCTGTTAGGTATCCTTTATTGTAATCGGAGACAATTACAGCGTCATAAGACCATACATTAGCTTCGCGTAACTTTAATTTATTAATCTCTGTATACTCATCTGAATCAACCCGCAAAAACATTTGATTAGAATTAGAGTCAATATATCTAACCTTTGCTCCAGTGCTTTTATTACTTTTTATCTCTACCTCTGCCTTTTCGCCTAAATCATCAAGGCAAGCAATGACATTTCTATGGACGTTAAAGGCCATACCCATAAAAGTAATCGAGTCCTCCTGCTTGAAAACAGGGACTGGAGCTTCTGGGCATAATCTATCAGCAGATCCATAAGTAAAAATATCTAAACACGACTCTCCAATAACAAGTATCTTTTTCATTTCTGAGAATCTCCTTTTTGAACCCTGTAAGAGTCCTCTTCAAAATGTTGAGTGCTTACTTCAAATACAGAGGATTCCTCCATAGCAACGAGTTTATGAGGTATACAAGGCTTTAAATGAACTGTATCGCCAACCCGCAAGATCATTTCTTTTTCTTCTGCATTACTCAAGTCATAATATTTTAAAAGGAGTTTACCTTTTATTACGGCCCAAGTTTCTTCCTTCTTGATATGATAGTGCATAGAAAACTCTGCTCCTTCGTTAAACTTTAGGAGTTTGCCGCAGTAAAGCTCATTATTTGTAACCCAAATCTCTTTACCCCAGCCCTTTACATGAGTTTCAACAACACCTTTGATTGGCTCCATGTTCATTGACTAATTCTAGCTAGAATGTATGAAAAGTCAATAGCTAATCATAAAAAAACCGTCCCGAAGGACGGCTTTTAAATTATTTAAAATGATTTATGTTTATCCCCGCTCTTGCCTTTCTCTTTTTCTTTTACCTCGCCTTTATTAGAAATGGCTGAGTAACAGCAAAGAGATGTAACAATTGATAAGAAAATTATCCTCACGGCTCAATTGCATAAATTATGATGCGTTATTTTTTATTTATCGCCTTTATCTTTGGCTTTACCAAAATTAATGCTGAGAAAATCTACGATTTTGTAAGCTTTCGATAGCCAAGTCCCCTGTTTTGGGGTTGGGGAAGCAGCGGCAAATGCACTAGCCGCAGCAATAACAGCACAAGCCCAGTTAAACCAAACTTTATCTTCAACGAACGATGTAATAATCTCAATAATATCCATAACAATATTTTGTTTGTATAGCTTATTACACCAAGCTAGGGGACAGGGAATTATCGACCTTGGCCCCTATAGGGTTTTTTATAGTTTGTGGAGTTTTTATTCTTGGAAGTCTTGCTTTTAGCATGAACTCCTTTGCGCCTAATCTTTTTCTTGACCTCGTAAGTTTTATTTGCCTTTTTCATCGTTAATCTTTTACAAATTGTCCATCCACCATCTTACCAGTACGACCCTTAATTACATCATAAGCTGCATTTAAACAGTCTGTGGTGTCCATATCCACCATCTTAGCGAGTAAAACAATAGTCACTAACATATCTCCAATGCCATCTTTAACTTCTGCAAGAATATCCTCTTTATTTTCGGGGGGCATTCCAAGAACTTCCATAAAGTTCGGCTGATGATCAGAATCATTTAGTTTTTTTAAAGCTACTCTTGTTTCATCCAGTTCTTCTTGCGTCTTGTCTAGTTGTCGAAGTGGGGTAGAAGAATCTAAAATTCCTTTACTTTCTCCCCACTCAATCACTAATTTGCTTAGTTCTTCGTATTTCATATCTGCTCTTAGTATAAGGATATTTTAAGCAGCGTCAACTATTTTTATAATTTAACGGTCTTAGGGGCTATTTCCTCTATTTCTTCACATAACCTAAGTATCTCTGAGGTATGCATATCAGGAGCTTTTGCCTTTAATTTGAAGAGTTCTTTATAAAAATAAATGTAATCTCTGTCTTGATTGACGTATTCTTTATCCCTAATGTTAAAAATATGATCTACATATGTCTCATAAATTGTAGCGTCAATGCACTTCTCTACTGGATCATAAACAGAATTAGAAACAACGTAGTCAAAGATATCGTGACGGCTCACATTAATATTGAATATCTCTTCATTCACTTTTAAAGCTCTTTTATACGTTTAATGACCATTTCGTAAGTTTCATCTGAAGGGTCGTTCTTTCTATTAGGCGCAATCATTTTGTGCGTTAGAATATTTTCTATTCCAAGGTCAAATTTATCCATAAGGTATTTGCATTTCTTGGCAGCAGAATCAATTTCAACCGCACTTGGCGTACGTTTGTTAGTATCTCCGTAGAAAGAAATACCGATACTGTGACCATTTAGACCACTCACACCTTTCCAAGAAGATCTTCCAGCGTGCCAAGCTCTTTTTTTGTCATAGACAAATTGCGTGCGAGATCCATCAGGCGCAATAAGATAGTGGTAGCTAACCTTGGATGCGGCGTTTAAAATCCATGAACGAGTCCCATCATGACTTCCACTGCTATGATGTAGAATCACATATTTAGGTTTAATCGGCCCAGACTGGTTTGGGGATGCTTTGTAAACTTCAGGGTAATCATCTTTAAGTTCTTGAGCTTCAGGTTCTGGCTTTTCTGGCTCACCTTTATCATCATGAATCAGATTCTCCCAAATCATTTTCCATGTAGCGGGGCCATCAATCCCGTCAGCTTTAAGGCCAAGTTTTTTTTGAACTTGTTTAACGATACGGTCTTTACCAGAAAACTTCATAATCACTTAATTATATTCTTTGGCAAGATAAATTCAACTAATTAATATCACACTAATTAGCTATTTTTTTAAAAATTTATCGGGGTTCCTTTCAAACTTTTTAGCCAAAGCAATGATTCCATTTATAATCTCTGGGGCTACCACTCCAACTACGCCATAAGAAATAGCCTTAATAAAATCACTTATAGGGGCATCATGCAACACGAACCATAAAATTCCTGACAATATAGCAGCAGCCAAAACATTCCTAAAAAAGCATTTTAAGGAAACCCTCCCCTTAAAAGTAAGCATACGAACAATCATACCCGCTGCCCCAATAACAGGGATAATCCAACCTCCATCTAAGAACTCCCTTATTATAATTTTAAAATCCATGTAAGGTATATTACACAAAATTTGATTTAAGTGTAACTAAAATCAAATGGGGGTAACAGATAAAAATCTTGAAGAAGCCGAGGCTTTCGCTTTAAAATACTGTAACCCAGATGATAGCGAGGTTATCTCTGATCTTGACCGACATGCGCGAGAGACGGCTTGGACGTTACTACAAAAGATCAAGGATTTAGATGATCAAAAGTGTGTTTGCAAGGAGTGTGGGATTGAGATAGTAGAGGAGGTAGAAGAAGTCGAATCTCCCCCTGAAGAGAGGGAAGAAAACCCAGAAGTCGAAGGTGAATCTTCAGATGATTCTAACTTGCAAAAGCTTATAGAAACAGATGAAAATAACAAGAGGCTGACAAAAAAATCAAAAAACGTTACGGTAGGGGCTGGAGTTATAGCTGCTACAACTCAAAAAATGGCAGCAATGGGAACCGCTGGGTTAATGACAATTGCAAGTGGAACCTATTTCCAAGCCAAAGCAGCGAAAACGGAAGGTATAGAGATAGCTGT